TTGAAAATTGTGCGTCCATCTTATCCCCTTTCTAATATTATTATATCATAAAATTCCTCTTTTGTCAATAAAAAATCGCAGGCTATTGCCCGCGATTCTTTAGAAAGAAAAACAAAAGGGGAAATTAAATAATGTACGCGGTCTATGCCGCATTGGTTCCAGAGGTAGGAATTGCACCTACGACCTCTTGGGTATGAGCCAAGCAAGCTACTTCTGCTCCACTCTGGGATATAGGCCCTCTGACAATTTAAAATATAATTTACATTTTAGAAGAGTTTCCTCTTTACTGCAACTTTCATCTTCGAGAATATTCAGTCATAGGGAAGATAGGTACGAGCCAAGCTAGCTACTTCTTGACTTTCCTACCCTGCACTAGGCTAACCCCTAGGAGGATTGCTTACCTCCACCTTTCACAGTTACATTCGTAAATTTGGCAATGGTAACAAGAAATTACCGATCAAGTTTAAGAATCCTACGGTATGCCAGAGCTTTCTGCTACTCGGAGTTACTTATGTGGACTTTTATTGCAGTTTCCTGCTTTCAACTGGCTATAGGTTATTGGTCTTTCGAGGCGTCCAGCATGGGCACCACCCCATTACTGTCTATCTCGATTCGGCGTAAGCTATTCACCTGCGCTTCTATTGTCCTACTCCACATTTCCTACCTTTTCTCGCGATGTGCCAGCACCTTCCCTTGGTTTCCTCTTCTTTCGAGTTCGACTTGGCCTTGCGGTTTCGTCCTAGCGCGCCGTGGCAACGTATCCGTCGCTCGGTTTCCTAGCCCTTCCGGGAATTCCCAGCCATGAGGTTGGCTCATGGTTGTGCACTGGGTTCTAAAGGTAAATTATATTTTAAATTGTCAAAGAGCAGTTGAGAGGAGGCGGAAAGCAGTCCGCCATTTCACTTCATTTTGAAGCCTCTCTTAACTTTCTATAAATATTATATCATAATTTTCGTAGAAAGTCAACTTTTCCGGTGGGAAAGAAAATCAAAATAAGTTGTTCGGACATTATTTTGTTTTCTTCTCTCAACCTTCTATAAATATTATATCATATATTTTTCTAAAAGTCAATAGAACCGACTAAAAATTTATTGTAGAAAAAGTATGAAGTTTGTTAAAGTCAATGTAGGATACTAGCTTTGTCCAGTTGTCTAATACTACTAGGATAGGGACAGTGGTATCGCCCCTCTTCATAACTCTATATCCCATAACTAAAACAGTATGGTTTTTATAGTAGTTGCGGCCATCGTTCTTAGTAGAAAGAATGACAGGGTTGCCGTCATCAATCTGCTGTTTAATGGTATCAAAAGAAAAACCAATCCTACTTTTGAAAAATATTTGCTTTTTAGAAGGACTATACCCAAAATGCTTTAAGGTAGTATCTAAAATGCACTTAATAACTCCGAAAGGAGTGCCCCACTTTTCTCCATTATAGAAAAACCATTTACCTACTTTTTCGGCATAATCGTAAATATCCTGCGCGGGCAAGGTAAAACTGCTCTTAAGCCATACAAAACAGGTAATAGAAGTAATAGTACAGTCGAGGCGTTCACCATAATCTGCTTGGACTAGTCCACGCGCAGGTAGTGTTTTTGCATCAACTTGGGAAAAAGCTCCTTCGCCATACTCTTCTGCTAAATATTTATCTAAATTTTTTAAATTTAATTGTCCCATTAGAGTTTACCTCCTAATTACAAGTGATAAACTCAAAAATACTATCTATTAAAGTTCGTCCCAGAATTTTAGATATTCATAGGTGATAGTGACAAGGTAACCCTGATCAATAACCTCGCCTTTAGCTTTCTTTTGTTTCAAAGAATAAGCGGCCTTGGTAACTGTGTAGCCCTTATCCGCCGCGCCTTTTCTCTCACTTTCGATAAAGCGGATAGCGCCATCTTCACTATCAACTCTGTACTCAATAGTTTCTTTAAGTTTAATCATAATACTACTCCTTTACCCATTTCCTTTTGTAGAATTCCAGCCAAAATCATTTGACTGGTAGAAATTTATATAAAATTTTTCTCGCTCATTGAGCTTGTCTTTACTACAATCTTCTAGTATTTCAAAGGTGAAATTTTCTATCCCAATTTCGCCAAGAGCATCATGAAACCGAGCATGCGCGGCTCCACCATCAACTCCTAGCGCAGTTTTTAAATGATTTGCCCAACGAGTACGAATATCGGTACTTTGCCCAATATATGCGCGCCCGCTAGAAACTTCGGTTATTTTATAAATTCCACAGCGTTTTTCTTTACCTACAACTCTATTTGCCATCTCTGTATAGGGCCGCAGGACATATTCACTCCAGATAAGTTTGTTAATAAGAGTTTTTTTATGTATTTTTTCACTAAGACTATGGAGAAATTCAATGTCTTCTTTATCATCTCTTGACAAAACAATAGAATGGAAAAGCCTATTTTGACGGAGTTCTTCTTCTCGTTTAAGAGCTTGAACTAGCTGCTCTCGTTGCGCTTTAAGTTCCTCTAATTCCTGAAGAGTTAATTCTTTCTCCTTCTCCGATTTGTCCACAATTTCTTGGAGGATATGCCATTCTCGGACAATATCCGCGGCAAAGGCGTCCAAGTCTTTTTCTTTAAGAGTCTTCTCTGCCGCGATTTGTAAATCAATTTTTTCATATTCTAACGCTTTGTAGTCTTGATATTGCGCGGCAGCTTCGGCTTTTATCTTCTCCAACTCTTCTGCTTTAATTTTATCCCGTTCAAGACGGTATACGTCTTTGCTTTTGAGTTGGTATTCCTTTTCCAACTCTTGAGATAAATTAGTATACTTTGATTGGAAATAAAAGTACGAACCGATAGCGGCCGCTGCGAGAACGACAATTATAAAATACATCATTTAAGGTCATCCTTATTAAGGTTTTTTAAATAGTGGATGAGATAGAGTACATTGTCAATTATGTCGGGTAATTTAGCAATAAATAGACCTGTTGCATAAAGAGCCGCATAAATCATTAATAAAGAAGATACAAAGACAAAAATATTTTCTAAAATATTCATTAACTAATTTTTATAGCATACTGATTAGAAGATGCCAATTTTACTCCTAGTGTTTTGCTGAAATGCGCTGTGCTATGGGGGATATAACGACCAAATTTAACAATAATATTTTTATATTGTTTAAGATATTGTATTTTGTCTGGGACTTCATATTCATAATATCCCGTATAAATGACAATATCATCATCAGTACGTTCTCTGAAGAATTTGATTAATTCTTTTAAATCATCCCATGAATCTAATGGCTCTAATCCTATACAGACCAAAGCATGACTAAGAGGATTTGCCATATAGCGTCCTACAATTTCAATTGGGTGCATAGAGATTAAAGGTTCTTTGAGGAGAGGACTGTTATAACAAACAGCCTCTCCACACTCCTTATCGCATTTTAATGAGCAATAAGGGAAAAGAACATTCATAGAAATCTTTTTATAATTAACAAAATCTTCATCAATTATGGAGATTAGTTTCATTTTTAACAATCCTTCTTATAGGATATTCCATATCCTTATCGACAAAAGTTCTTCCTGAATTAATATGATAAATAGTTCCTTTTGTTACGTTAAAAAGTTTTCCAATTTCAGAATATGAAAGAGAAGTTTCTATCAAAAGTCTTTTTATTTCTTTTACTTCTTTTTCTTTTAATTTTTGAATCCCTTGTCTTTTTCTAATAGGATATTTAATTCCTTCTACTCTGTGTGTTTTTCCATGGTTAATGTCAGAAATTATTTTATCGGTGGTATTATATTCTAAAGCTATTTCTCGATCTGTTTTAATATCTTTTTTTAATTCTGCAATAATATTATAAACTTCTTGATTAGAAATAGTGTTTCTAGGATGGTTTTCTCCATACATAATAGGACTATGGCCACCTGGAATTACGTTATACCCATTGGGAGAAAGAGAATTATAAAATAATATTAATTCTCTTTCTCGGTTGTCATAATCTTCTGTCCATTCTACAATTTCAAAAGAGAAATTTTCTTTCCCATATTTTTTAATTGCTAAATGAATAGGATATGAGTCCATTTCTTGTTTTGCATGTTGGCAATGTTCCCACCATCGTTTTTTAGGATGAACAGATTGTCCAATATAAATCTTACCATTTAAATTATTGGTAATCTTGTATATTGCTTTCTCCATTAAGGGACTCCCACTGACGTAATTTAAATTCTGCTCTTCTTTCCTTGCTCCAAGTTTTAATTGGAACATAAAAACCAACTACTCGCGTATATTCTGTTGCTACTGGATTACCGCAAATAGGACATTTGTCACCATAAAACGCATGATTATGTTTACAAGCTTGGATTTTTGTATTAAATGCAAAATAGGTTAGTCCTTGGTCAGCGATATAATTTACCATTTCCCAAGCTTTGTCAAAACTATCAAACGGTGCCTCAATGTTAATATGGGCAATAGAACCACCATTACAGAAAGAATCGTAAAGGGATGCAATACGAATTCGTTCTTGAATAGTTGTTTTAATACCAAGAGGAATGAATTGATTTCCATAAAGCGGCAAATCGTCAATCACGGTTTCAGGGAATAACATCTTATCCGCTTTGAGCATTTTTGAAGCGGCCTGCTCACCGGGGATTTCCTCAACATTGATTTTATAGTTTTTATCGAGTGCAAATTGGTCTTTGGTACGATGGATAACTTCAAAAATTTTCTTTCCGAAAGCATCGGCTTTATCGGTATAGTAGGTATTGCCCAATTCGTCTTCTCTTGTATAACCAAAAGCTTTCATAGTCTCATAGCAACCTATAATACCTACGGTATTATACAAATGCTCAAAATCTACTAGACCTTTGGAAAAGTTGGGTAACAATCCCTTGTCAACATTGCGCTGGATAATATGCCGCACCACATCAAGAACTTTACAGTCAAGTTCTACCAAATCCCGAAGAGCAACTAAGTACTCTTGTTCTGTTTTGTGCTCTAACGCAAGGCGTGCAAGGTTTACAGTAGACACCTTTACACTACCCACTTTAAGGGCCGTACCACCAATGCTATTGAAATAGCCTAGATCGTCAATATTACTCTTTAAACGGCAACAGTTTGAAAGACTTGTAACACTATCATCAATAAAAAGGTTGCTATCGCTCCATTTGCGGTTATGCTCAATACCCCATCTAGCAAATTCTTCATCTGCAAATTTCCCATCTTTACGGAGTAAAGAAATTGTTAAAACTGGGAAAGTAAACATATTGTGCTGCCTAATTTCCGCAACAACTTCCATAAATACCTTTTGGAATTCTTTAATTTCGTCCAAGGAATCTACCATGAAGCTACCATCTGGAAATTCTGCACCACCAAATAAGGCATCCAAATACTCGCTATCAAAAACACTTACATTAGTAAAAGCTGATTGCATACCATCTCTAACATAGGGCTGATTAACGGCATAAATAAAGCGTTGGATCTGTTGACGAGCATAGTAATCAGGCGACTTAGTCGCATAGTCAGTATCGCAATCTTTCTTCCAAAAATAATACATATAAGGAATTAAGTTAGGAAGACCTACCGCTCCAGAGGATCTATTACTTGCAAAGCTAATATATTCTTTTACAAAGTCAACAAAAGTAGATAAGTGTTTCGGCGGCTCGGCATTAAAATTATCAAGGAAGAAAAGCCCTTTTTCTGCCAAATCTTTCAAATCATAAGCGAAACAATAGTGGATAAAAGTGGATGTATCCGCGTCGTGCATATACAGTGCTTTGTTCCACTCCGCGCGCAGCCATTCATTAGCCGTCTTAAAACCATACTTCTTATTCAGTTCATAATAAATTTTGTTATACGCAAGCAATTTTCTATGCGGCTTGGGCATCTCATTCATTAAAGTCCGCATATCTTTGCTACCAACGTTGGCATTACCATCAACGCTCGCGTCGGCAACTGTTTCACTATCAATAAAATTATCAATAAAGTCAGTATAGGAAAGCTGTTCATCGCCTAAACCGTTCAAAACAGCAAATTCTTCACCATATTCTTCATGTAATTTATTAAGTTGTTGCACGAAATTCTTACTTAATCTAACGTTAATATTCATTTTGCCTCCAAATGTCTGATATATTCTAATGCTTCTTTAAAAGGCAAATATGCCTCCCCAGTGCTCAGAATTGGAAGCTGTTGGAAACCCAATTCCATTAATTTATCTATATCATGAGTTTCTTCAAACTCAATCCCTGACATTTCCATTTTTTTGCGTAACACGGCGCAGCGAGGACAACCCTCAGAGCCGTAAAGCAATAATTTATTCATTAGTCCTCCCAAATAAAAAGGATATGGAAAATACCATATCCTGTATTTTTCTCTATTATAATTATACCACAAATTGTATGAAAAGTCAAGTTTTTGGGTTACAGCATGTAGTTCAAAATAAACAACACATCGCTAACTAAAATGATAGGATGTACTTCTTTAATTTTGCCTCTGCACAGTTTTACAAAAGTATATGCCCAAAATCCCAGCATAATACCATTGGTAATACCATAGGTCAGTGCCATCGGTACACTTGCAAACATGGCGGGAATGGCCTCATCCAAATTATCCCACTCAATTTCTTTCAAGGATGCCAGCATCATAATACCAACGATAAGCAATGCGGGCGCA